ATCATAAAACTCATCACCTGTGCTATCTGCTGGTAATGGCATAGCTAGAACATTAGTACTAGCATCAAATTCAATATTTACTCTCATTCCTACACAAGCCCAATATATTCTTGATATTGTTACTGAAGTGCATGACTGCCCTAAACTGTTAGCACTTAGAGCAGACACATCAACTTTTTTTACTGCTGATTCACCAGTTCCATCACTAGCATTAGTAAACTTCATAACAGCAATTTTATCGCCATCTTGAATAGTTTGTGAGGTTACTGTATCAGCCATAATCTACTCCTATGCGTCAGAAAATGCTGGAACATCTGCACCTTCTTGGTTACCCCAGATGTACCAATTAGTACTATCTTTAGCTAATATATTAATTTCAAACAAACCAAAGTCAGTTAAAGTTAATATAGAGTTAGAGTCACCATCTGAATATACAGAAAGATTATCTGCATTAGAATCTAAATGTACTATACCGCCTATATAGAAGTTAGTATTAGAACCTGTGCTAATAATTAAGTTTTCTGTTTCTTCTGCAGCACCACCATAAATTAATTTAAAGTAAACTCCTGCTGATGGTGAAGGTAATGTTAATGTGCAGTTCGCTGATAAAGCAGGAACAACAGAAACTCTACCACCATGAGTAGTCGCTGTTAAAGAAATAGCTGTTGTGTCAGCTAAAGCTACAGGAGTAACTTGCATACCATCACCATTTAAAGTGAACTCTGTAGTTACAGCACCTGTAGTTGAATTTTTAGATACGACTTGAAAGCCGTTCTCGGACCTGACTGGTCCATTAAAGGTTGAATTAGCCATGTCTTTCTCCTAAAAGAAAATATCTATCATCTTGGCAAAGTCTGCTAGGGCAGTTGATAGATAATTAATAAATCCCTAGTTACGAAAAAAGGGGAGCACAAGGCTCCCCATCAAGTTTAGCTTGAACCCGGTGAGCCGTAAATACCAAGCGGGTCTGACACTCCAAATGAGTATCTTTCTCTAGCTTTGTATCTGACATTTCCGGTGTCAAAATCTCCGTCCATAGATGTTTCCATTCCGGTTCTATTGAAATGTTTCATGCCGTTAGGAACATCAGTAATAATGAAAAAAGCATTAGTATCAGTAAGATAATGGTTAATCATATATCCTTCTGGTATAGCACCATTTGAGGATATAGCATTAATATCATTATCAGAAGTACCAACTCTAAATTGAGATTCTAAAAGTCTAGTTGCTGTAAACTGCAACGCAGAAGGAACAATTAGTCTTTTAGGTCTAGCTGCTATTTTTAAACCTCTTTGGTCTTTAAAATTTGCTATGTTAATAACAGCATCTTCTAAAGATGTTTCATTGAGGTCTGCAGCAGTAGTAGGTCTATTAGAGTTTTTACTACCATCTACTAATGGGTGTCCATCACCACCAGTTACACCATCACCATCTGCAGTAAATAAGTTTACTCCGTCTCCTGATTGGAAAGAATTTGTAAACCCATTATTGAGTGGGAAAGCAGCTTTGACTTGCTTTGTGTAAGCCATAGCTCTTGCTAGTGCTTTAGTGTAACGAGCAGAAAGTGAATCATAAAGGTTATCCTCTATAGCTTCCTCTGTAATCGCAAAACCTAAAGCGATGGTTTCGTGGTTATATCTAGCTGTAAAGCTTTCTTGTGCTGAATCATAAGTGATAGCCGCACCTTCATCTTTAACAACTGCTTGACCAAATCCACTTAACTGAACTTCCTCTTCAAAACTTCTATCAGAGTTTTCAGTTTCGTAAATCATGGTGTGTTCATCTTCGTACTTTTCGTACTCCAATCCAAACAATGCGTTTAGTCCGGGTAGGAGTTCTTTTAACATTTGTGCTCTTGAAATAGCCATATTTTATTCTCCTATAAATTAAACGCCTGTTGTATTAGTTAATTGATGTCCTGCGTTAAAGACAACAATTACATCTGTGAATGAATCGCCAACTGCACTATCGGGTCCTTCTACGAACTCAATAATTTTAACTGGCAAAGTATTGGTTGTTGCAATCGTACTGCCATCAACAGCATTTTTGCTTCGACCTATACTTGTACTACCTGCTGTTTGAACGACAGCAGCATTATTTCCTAACCCTGTTTGTGCAATCGATTGGTCGCTTTGCATTTTCATTTCAACAAAAGGGTCATCAACAACATACGCACTTATATCACTTGCACTTGTAGATGCTGGATATGTTTGTGAGAATGTTTTTTGATTTGTATTTGGGTCAGTGTATGAAACACCTACAAATACTCCTACTGGAGTACAAGCTGTAGTTCCTGTGTCTTTTTCGACAGTACCAGAACTAACTAACTTTACAAAATCTCCGTAGAATATAGCGGTACCATAACCGGAAGCTATCTTATAATGTCTAACTTTTCCTGTAAAAGAGCCATTAGAGCTAAGACAACCTACTGGTTCTGCACCCATTGGGGTAGCTGAAGCAGCCATATTATTCTCCTAAAATTTTTAAAAGATGGCTTTTAGCTAAATTATTATTTAGTTATTTGCCGCCAAATGTAGTCCTCGTTTTGCGGTCTGGTTGTAACAGTGGCATACGAGGGTCATTTTCTTTTAAATAGTTATTATCTACGGCGTCCATTTGTTCTTTAGCAACTTTTCTGTAGTATTCATCTCTTTGTTCCATTAACTCTTTAGGAGCTTTACAAAGCAATAAACCACCTACTTCCATGTTACCTTTATCAGCCCATTCAGAATCCACATCACAAACTAAATGTAATTCAGGGTGGTCTTCTGCTCTCACAGGTTCCCAACCTTCTCTAAATTTAGAACTAACATTAACATTATTAGGTTGCCCTAATATTGATGTAGCTATCCACCTAAATACCCAGCCATCTTGCGGTGTTGGGTTAGGTAGTTTTGATTGTGGTTCCCAAGATTGAGCTCTTGATTGAACTTCTCTGGTTTCCGTTTCTCTTGCAGCTCTTGAATCTTCTTCGATTACTTTTTCATTATCAGCCATTCTGTACCTCCTTGGCAACTTGTTTGGCATATTGTTCTGGTGTTAAACCCAAACGCCTTGCGAGAGCAACTTGGGTTCCTGTCAACTGTACTTTGCGGGGCATAGCACCATTATTTCTTGTTGCTGGTGCTACGACAGCCGAAGGTTTTTTGGAAATCACAGTTTCAACAACTTCTTGTTCGTTGTCGACAGGGGCTTCTTCTTCTCCAAAAAACTCAGGAAACTTACTTCGCATACGCTTGTCAACTTCCTGATAATACTGGTCAGTAGTGGGATAGATACCCTCATTTTGTATAAGAGTTTCATGTAACCCATAAGCATAACCAGTCATGTCTTTATGTTCGTTACTTCCAAACCAAGTATTTTTTTGCAACCATTCCACTGCTTTTGGGTCAGGTGGATTATGCTGCGGTTGTACTTGTTGTGGTTGTTGTTGTGCAACATTTTGTTGTTGTTGCAATAATTGTTGTTGTGCTTCTGTTTGCTTTTGATAGTAGTTTAATTTTTCGTTAGCACTTTTTGCATCTACTTGTGCAGATAATATTCTTTCATTAGCAGCTAACATTTTATCTGTATCACCAGCTTCATAAGCTTCTTTAAATTCAGCTTTACCTTGCTCTAGTTCTGCAGCAGCTTTAGCTGATATTTGTCCAAGTAAAGCTTCTTCTCCTTTATTAATTAAAGCAGATAATCTTTTATTTTCATCTTGGATTTTTTGAGCATAACCAACTGCTTCATCTCTTAATTTTTCTGAAGCTTCTTTTGCTCTTCTTTCTTCGTGATAATCGTATTTAATCTTATCAATTCTTTTTTGTACTTTTTCACTAATACCATCTATTTCTTCTTCAACTGCATTAGTTTTAGTTTCAACTTTTGGTGGTCGCCTATCTTCTTTAGGTCTATCATCAATAACTTCTACTTGAAGTTCATCAGTAGTTTCTTCTTTAGGCTCTTTTTCAAAGGTGGTTTTAACACCAAAGAACTTTTCTTCTTTAGAATGTTGCGGTATTTCTTCCGTAACTTCTTGATTTGCTGTAGTATTTTCACTCATATTAAATTACCTTTACTATACCTCTAGGGTCTTCGACAACAGCTTCTACACTGTCATCATTAATTAAACGAAATTCTTTTCCATGTACTTTAAATCTAGTACCTGAATAAGAACGCATAATAATCCACTCGCCCTCTTTACAATAAGGACCATTTGGAAATCTCTTTTCATCTTTATAGCAGTCTTCTCCCATAGCTAGAATAAAACCACAGATAGAACCCACCTCTTCAACTTGCATTGTTTGAGATGCTTTTATTATTCCGCCTTTGGTTTGTTCTTCAGGCTCTGGTAGAGCTATTAAGATTTTATAACCTTTTGGTATTGGTAATTGTTTTGCTGTTCTTTCTTCAACTTGTTCAGTTTCAGTAACAGCCTTTGCAGGTTTAGTCATTTTTTTCTCCTTGCACTAGATTAAGGTCTAGGTCCTTGCGTCATTGTTGACGATTTGCTATTTCCTGTAGGTCGAGTATATCTCTTTCTACTATAGCGAGTCCAGCAATTACACCTGTTAAATGTCTGTACTCTTCAAAATTTTTGCAGCCACCTCCTGAAAGATGGTCAGCGTGTTCGTTCATATGTTCTCTAATTTTTTTTCTTAAAGCATCTATGAAATTTGTATCTGCTGCACTCATTTATCCTCTTTATCAAGTAAAGTTTCTGCAATATCTTTGCCTATCTTAGCACCTTCTATTTGTTCTTTGCTAGATATTTTTGCATTTTCTGATGCAGCTTCAAATCCTATTTTTGCACCAGCTATTCTTTCTTGTGATGCTATTCTTTCTTTTTCTATCTCTTGTGTAGCTTTTGCTTTCTGTAAATCAAGAGCTATTCTTTCTGCATCAGCTTTCATTTTTCTTTGTACTTCAGCTTCTCTAATAGCTAGTTCTTTTTCTCTTTGTTGTATTACAGGGTCTTCAAGCTTTTCATTTATCTCTTCTGCTCTTTCTTCTGCTCTACTAGAAGCTAATACTCTTTCAGCAGCTTCAGATACAAGTTCTGATAAGCGTAGTTCAATATCCTCTGGTAATGGCTCATCAGGTGGTGGTAATGGAGCACCCAGTTGTTTTTCAATTTCTTTACGATATTGAAACGCAATATGTTCTGTAATATGTTCTGTAAATGCACCTAATATCCTAGAAGCATTAGGACTTTGCCCTACCATTTCTCTAATTTTAGGGTCTTCCATAGTAGCCATGTGTACCTTAATGTGTGCTTCATGGTCTTGATACATAAATGCTTTGACTGGTTTACCATTAAGCATATTCATATTTTCTGATACAGGGTCTGTTGGTGCTATCTCTGTTTCTAATGGAACAATCTTATCTGCATCTTGTATGCCCAGTACATCTAACATTTGTCTATGTAACTCTTGCATATTATACATTTCAGGAGCTTGTGTAGATAACTGTAAAGCTGCTTGATACTGCATAATTTTTTGTGCTTTTGTAGATGCGTTAGGGTCTGAAACAGGCACTACATCTACTCTGCCATCAAAATCTTCTTTTAATAATTCTTTGCCTTTAACTTGATACGGATATTCTGTAGGTCCAAAGTCAAATATTATTTTAGATAATATTCTTAACTCATGTTTCATAGAGTTATGTATTCTTGATTGCACTGAACCAATAACCTTTAAAGACCTTTCTAATAAAGCTAGTGTTGTACCTACAGGGGCTTGGCTACTCATATCAGATACTTTTAAATCAGCTAATGAAGCAAATCTTCTACCTTCTTCTACTATGTTTTGTAACAAAGTATATAGTGTTGATGAAGGTTCTTTATAAGGCAAGAATGTAATATTGTCTTTGATTGCACCTCCGGGTACATCTACATCTCTAAACTCACCCGGCATAATAGGAGTATCATCTCCTTTTATTCTTAAACCTCTTGATTTAAGACCACCCGGCAAATTAGATAATGTACCAGCATCAACTAACTGTCTTAATAAACTTGTAGCAGATTTAGCAATACCACCTATCAAATGTATTAAACCAAACCCATAAAAACCTAATCCGGGTAAATATTGGTAGTGAACATAGTGTTCTCTTTTCTTTTTCATAGGGTCATCTACTAAATAATTCCTACGAATGGCTAATATTACACCTGATTGTAAATCTAATGTAACTACATAAGGCAAGGCTATACCTGTTGGTTTGCCATCTTTTCTATCCTCAAAGCCTTTTATATCTAACTCTACTTGCATTTCAAGGATAGTATGTCTTTGGTCATTCTCGTAACTTTTACTATATCCAGTTATTTCATTGTATTTAGACTGAATATTGCTAAGTTCATCAGTGGGTGTTTGTAGTTCAACATCTCTGTAAAACCCTATAACTTGTAGCTTTCTAATATCATTAGTAGCTTTTTTCATTACATGAGTAGCTCTTTCACAAGTACTTAAATCAGATGCACCATAGCTAACTACAAAATCTTCAGCTGGTACAAACATACTAGCTGGTCTTCCTAAACTTGGGTCAAAATATATTTTTCTAAATGCAGAACCCGCTAGTGGTAAATTAAATAATAGTTTTTCTGTTTCTGTTCTGTACTCACTCATCTTTTCTGTGAGCAAATAATTTAAGTAATCTTTAACTCTTTCTGCTTGTTTTTGTTTTTCTGCATCTATTTCGCCAACAATCTTTGTATCTACTGGACCTTTGGCTGGAAATATTTCAGCTACACATTCAGCTTGAAAACGCACTACAGATTCAGTTAATAAAGGGTGAAACACACTCCC